TAAAAGCAGTCCAAGCCCATTTAGGCGAGATTGAAGAAACCGCAAAAGCTGCACGGCACAATGTCAAGCTATTGTTTACATGGGGCAATCACGACACCCGCTTTGCCAACAAGCTAGCATCACAAGCGCCGCAATATCGTGAAGTGCACGGGTTCAAGCTAGAAGACCATCTTCCCGCATGGGAGTTTGCTTGGTCTGTTTGGCCTACGCAAGACTGCTGCATAAAGCACCGCTACAAAAACGGCGTTCATGCTACGCACAACAACACGGTTAATGCCGGTGTGTCTATCGTGACGGGCCATTTGCACAGCCTAAAGGTCACGCCTTTTGCTGATTACAACGGTAACAGATATGGTGTAGACACTGGAACCCTTGCGGAGCCGTATGGCCCACAATTTGACTACGGAGAAGGCAACCCATTAAACCACAGGTCAGGCTTTGCTGTCTTGACATTCAAGGGTGGTAGGATTTTGTGGCCTGAGTTAGTTCATAAATGGGCTGACGACCAGGTTGAGTTTCGGGGTCAAATCATCAACGTATAGGGGTTTTTATGTTTCATTTCACATTTTTGGTTAACAACGTAGAAGAAATCGAAGACGATTTCGACTTTTTGGCTGATTGCTTTGAAGAAGGCGAAGAGTACGAGTACGACGAAGACGCAGATTGCTACTGCTGGTACGACGAAGAACACGAAGCCTGGTACTGGCTCAATGAAGAGACCGGCGAATGGCTTTTGGTTGAAGACGACGAAGCCGATTGGGGCGACGACGAAGAAGAGTACGAAGACGAAGAAGAAGAGTGCGAAGAAGCCTAATCAGGGTAAATCATCGCTAAAGCGTCGTTTACGGACGCTTGAATCTGAAACACGACTTGCTCAAAAGGTAAGTCGTGTTTTCTATTCTGCCTTAGTATTTCGTTGATTTCATGCAGCGTTTGCCAAGCATATCCTGAGTGGATTGCTTTGATGGCCTCTTCTTCATCGTTAAATGTCGCTGTGATTTTCATGTTGCACCATTTCGTTAAGTGATATGTCAATCTCTACTTGGGCGGCCATTCCGTCCTCATATCCTCGGGCATAGGAACTTTGCTCAACCGCAATCAATTGATTGATTAGCCGTTGCTGAATATCGCAAACGCGGGTCAAGCTATCCAGCGCCAAATCTTTTTTTGTCCATGTGCGCTGTTTATCTGCGGCCATTTCCCGCTTTGCGTGGAAGCCGCCCTGCCTGCGTTCAATGTCTTCAAACGCTTCGTCTTCAGGTGTTTTCATAACATTCCATTTCGTAAAGTAATGCAAGTGCCCTCTATCGTAGTAATCATCTGCCCACCTTTGAGTGCCATCTTTTGCATATTTTCTTTTTGCGCCTCAATTACGGCGCGGCATTGTTGGTCAGTTTTAAACCAAGTTTGCGCTTGCATGAACTCGCAATGCCCAGCCATGCACACAAACAGCACAGGGATGTAAATAACTTGAATCATGCTATCAATCCCCACACAAAGCTGCCCATGATTGAAACAAACAGCACAAAGAAAAATATGGCAATGACTGTCTTAATGAAGTCCACAAAAAAATCACCACCAGCGTCGGTATCGTCATCGTTCATTTTGCCTCCCTCGCTTTCAACATCCCATCAGCCAATTCGTGGGCCTGTTTGCACAGCAAGTCAAAATCCCAAACGTCATCTTTAAGCACTTGCATAGCCATCCCCGCGTACCAATCATGCAGGGTCATGTCGCGGGCAAAGCCGCCTGTCTTGTTTATCCATGTGTCGTCGCCTTTTGGCTGTGACATCAAGTGGGTTTGGTCTTTCATTTGCATTTCTCCGTAAAAAGTGCCCTCATACTGTGGCACGATGGTTCGCAAGACTTGTATCCAATGGTAAAGCCAACTACAACAATCGTAGAAACTAAGCCGATTGCAACAAAAAAATCAGCAACGTATTTCATAGTCTCTCCGGTGTTTGCATGACATAGCTGGCATAACGCTTTTTGTCTTTCTTAACAATGATGGTCTCAATGTTCCATCCGACTTTTTTAAGGTCAAAGACAATAGCTGCCAAGCGAAAACATCCACAACCATTTAGCGCATCAATCGGCGTAAGTGGCGGGCCGAAGCGCAATCTTTTGAGTACCCATTCGGTTTGTGTCATATGGCCTCTTAAAAAGGAATGTCGTCTTCGTTTTCTTTTGGAAACCCGTCGTCTTTAGGGAATCCATCTTTAGGGCGTGGCGGGTTAAGATATGCCATGCCATTCCAGCCGCCCTCAATGACGGGGATAGAACGCAGCTTCATCATCAAGCCAGCCTTGGTCTCCATCACCACGCCTATGCGCTGATACGAGTTTTTGGTTTCGCCCTGTTTGTTTTGATAAGTACCGTCCTTGACGGTGATTTCGTAAATTACTGCCATGCTTAACCCCTTAAAGTTTCTGCATATTTTTTGATTGTGCTGCGAGTCTTGCTGTCAAGCATTCCCCATAGCGCCGTTTTTTCTTCCACATCGGTGATGCCCAAATATTCTTCAAACGCACCGATTAGGTCATTGGCGCTCATGCGCTCATTGATTGCTGCCGCAACGTCCGCAACAATGTTCATGCGGTTAGATGGAACCAAATCAGTCTTAGTAGCCGACACTTTGGGCGCTGGCGTGTGCGTGTGTGCATCTGCATCATTGTCGGATTCGGTAGGAATGCTAAATGCTTGGAAACAAGCGTATTTGTAAGCAGCAGACATAGCTTTATTGGTTGCCTTGTCTCCGCTATCCATTGCCTCGCCAAAGGTTTTGACGGTGTGTTTTGAGCCGTCTTCAGCAGATACAAAATCAAACTCAACGTCCACGGTTACATAAAACAATGCACCACCTTTTTGCGACACGCGCTCAACACATTCCCGCGATAAAACCCGAGGAAGAATGCAAAGCCCATGTTTAGACAACAATGGTGCAATGGTGTTGTAGACATCATCAATGCCCCGAAAGTTGTAGCCGCTGCCTTGCATATTGCGGCGGTCTTTCGTAATGCCAAGCACAGACAAGTCAGCCTGGACATTGTTAATTGCTTTATAAACTTTCATATGCGTATTCCTAAGTTTTTAAGTTGTTGTCGAATGCTTTAAACTTCTTTATTTGTTTTGCTCCACTCATTTCTAGCTTTTTCCGAATTGGCTAAACATTCTTCTAGTGGAAATTCTTGGCGGCGTTCACTTCCAATTGCATTCATTACATTAGCGTTTGCTTTGTCCAAATCACTATAGGCTTTTTTTAATTTTTCTTTTAGTTCATCAATCACAAATCACCTCCAAAATCAATACCACAATGTTCACAAGTGAAGTACCAAAGCACAGTCACATCGTCAAAAGCGTGGCGGGTTAAGTCGCCACAATCGCGCCCACAATCGGGGCATTCATAATCTTCATGCTGCAAGTTGTTCTTTAAGCCATTCGATTCGTTCATCTTTATGCTCCAGTTGTTGACACAAAAACCAAACGTACAGTTCTAAAAAACCTTTGGGGTCGCCCTTAGAATTGCATTCCGCAATGATTTCTTCATGGTTGTTGCTAGTGACCATGTTTTTGCTCCCACATCAATTCGGCTTGCACCTGTTTAAGTTCTGCCCGCGTGTTTTCCAAAATGTCGCAAACGTCACGGATGTAAGCCCGCAACGCGCCGACTTCGTATGCCAGCCGGTCTGCCTGGTCAGCGTTGTATTTCATGGAGTGCGTTTCGGCAGCTTTGATAAGTTCGTCGGCATTCATTTGTTAAGCCTTTCTTCAATGTATTTGGTGATGTAAGCGCGGGTTCTGTCGTTAAGGTAATCAATCCATTCCAGCCCGTCTTGCATGACTGAATAAATAACAAGAGCGCCACTAACGCTGCTTTTTTCGTAACCAACCAGCAACGTGGCAAACTCGCCGTTTGCTTTCAAGTCCCACTCGACTTCCATAAATGTGTGTAGGATAGGCATTTAGTCTCCCAATAGTTTGGTGCTGAGTTTTTCTTCCATCCACATCAGCAACTCTTTGCTCAGAATGTCGAGGAACTCAACGCCCTGGTGCTTGATAGACCAAATGTTTACCCACGTTTCCGTAGGCTCATCAAGGCGGCTGACTTCGTATTCAATGTCGAAGACCGCGCCCTCATAAGTGAATTGGATTGTGTTCACAGGCCGCCTCCAACAAAGTAACCGATGGTGTAAACAATGATGGCAATGGCTGCCGTGGTAATGATGGAATCCCATGTTTCTTTAGTCATGTTGTTGCCCCTTGGTTAATTTTGAGAAAAATCGTATTCAAGGCGTTCAGAAAACGATGGCATATCCATGTTTTCGTTGATTTCTTCTTTAACCCAACGAACAACCAATTCCTGCGCGGTAAAACCACGAGGGTCAGATTGTTCGCTTTGGTTTGCATCAGCTGTAATTTCGGCGATTTCAACTTGCGACAAGTTAATGTCGTGTTGTTTGTAAATTTGCTGAGTTTCGATTGCTGTAATCATAAAAACCTTTCTAGGGTCAAAACATCGCGTTGTTGCGATAGGCGTATGTTAAGCGTTCTTAACAGTATTTTATGCACTAAAGTTGCGAAATGCTATAGGGCAAACCCTAATGTCTTTAAGTTGTTAAGCTAGCTTACAATGCGCGGATGGAAAAAAGAGAAGCAATCAAGCGGGCTGGCTCGGCAAGCGCCTTGGCTAAAATTCTGGGCGTGAGCCGGTCTGCTGTATCGCAATGGATACACATACCGCCAGCTAGGTTGTGGCAGCTTAAAGCCATGCGGCCTGAGTGGTTTTTGGTGTAAGATTTGGGCACGGCTACCTTTAGCGGGGGAAAAGACGATTCATCACCGTCCTGCCGATGTTCTTTTAAGTGATGCGAACCGACGATGTTAGGTTGAAAAATGCACTACTACCAATTCAACATTGGTGACTACCAGAGCCACACGGCTCATCTCACAGACATTGAAGACTTGGCCTACAGGCGTTTGCTTGATTGGTACTACCTCCATGAACATCTAATTCCTTTAGATTTAATAGAGGTTTCTAGGCAGATTCGTATGCGAACGCATAGCGATTGCATTGCATCCGTATTGCGAGAGTATTTCGAACGAACAGATGAGGGATGGATTCACCATAGGGCAAATAAGGAAATTGCGAAGGTTGGCGAGAAGTCTGAAAAAGCGGCAGCAAGTGCTAAAGCGAGATGGAATAAGCCAAAGGATGCGAACGCATTGCGAACGCAATCCAAAGGCAATGCTACACAAGACACATTACTCAATACACAAGACACATTACCCAAGAAGAATACAGTCGCCCCGCCGTTCGGCGTGACGGATTCTGTTTGGCAGGATTGGTTAAAGCTAAGGAAAGCAAAAAAAGCGGCAGTCACCCAAACCGCAATAGACGGGATACAGCGCGAAGCGGACAAAGCAGGGGTAAGCCTACAGACAGTCTTGGAAATGTGCTGTGAACGGGGCTGGACGGGTTTTAAGGCCGAATGGTTGCAGCCTAAACAATCTCATGGCTACCAAGACAAGAACCTTGGCGCTGCTAGAGCCATCTTTGGTGATGAAAGAAACTTCAATGCCCTCCAAATTACCTGATGGCTGGATTCAGCGCATTTTTGCGACCATGCAGGGCAACTATGGCACTCGGTTTATGAACCAATGGAAGACCGGCCAGGTGCTGCCAGATGGGTCGGACGCTGGCGTTGTCAACGCAATGAACCATTGGGCTGAGAAAATGGGCGGGACAAGCGCGGCAACAATCAAACGGGCGTTAGAGCAACTTCCCGAAGAGCCGCCTAGCTTGCCGCAATGGATGGCTCTGCTACGTCGCTGCTATGTGGAACCATCGGTTTTGCGTTTGGGCAACGACTTGACCGTCGAACAGATGGCAACAAATAAGCGGCGCATTGCCGAACTGATTGCGAGCGTGAAAAACAATGTTTGACATTGAAAAAATTCGCGCCGCGACATTTGCAGAATTTGTGCGCCTTTGCCGCGACCCAGCCTGGAAAGAATGGGCATGGGCTGAAGTAAAGCGCATGGATGAGGACGACTTGTTTAGGGGCATCAAAGCCCATGTTTTGGAGCAGATGAAAAAATGAACACCATTGAATTTGGAGATTGCCGCGATACCATGCGGAAATGGAAAGAACAAGGTATCAAAGCGCAAACCTGTGTTACTAGCCCACCTTATTACGGATTACGCGACTACGGACATGAAGGTCAAATTGGCCTCGAAGAAACGCCAGAGGAATACATCAAAGCAATGGTCGAGGTGTTCCGTTGCGTGTGGGATGTGCTGGAAGATGATGGGACGCTATGGCTAAACATTGGGGATAGTTATGCTAGGCAAGGTGGGCGTGAAAATGACCAGCCCAGGCATTGGGATGGGCGTGAAAAAACATCAGGGTCAATGCACAACACACGGATGGCGCAAGACATTGGCTTAAAACCCAAAGACCTGATTGGAATCCCTTGGATGATGGCGTTTGCCTTACGCGCCGATGGCTGGTATCTACGCCAAGACATCATTTGGCACAAGCCAAACCCGATGCCTGAGTCGGTGCAAGACCGATGCACCAAGGCGCATGAGTACATTTTTTTGATGAGCAAGTCGCAAAAGTATTACTACGACCACGAATCCATAAAAGACCCTGTAAAGCAAGATTGGGGGACACGGGATAGAACTGATGGCAAATATCATAACGAAGGTAGTGGTTTACAACCCCATAGCGGGCTTGAAAAATCTTACGAAATGGCAAACAAACGAAGTGTTTGGACAGTCAATACTAAGCCTTACGCTGGCGCACACTTTGCCGTTTTCCCGCAGGAATTGATTGAGCCATGCATCATGGCTGGCGCACCAGTAGGCGGCATTGTTCTTGACCCGTTTATGGGCAGCGGAACCACAGCGCAAGTGGCACAACACCTTGGGCGGCAATACCTTGGTTGCGAATTAAACCCTGATTACAAACCTTTGCAAAACAAACGAGTAGCGCAGCAATCATTGGAACTAGCATGAGACACGCCGCAAGGGTTGACGGGAACCAGGCCGAGATAGTGGCCGCACTAAGGGAATCAGGAGCCTCTGTATTCGTTCTAAAGTTGCCAGTAGACTTACTTGTAGGTTATGCGGGGAAAACGGCTCTAGTCGAAATCAAAGACCGAAGCAGCGCCTATGGCAGAAAAGGGCTAAATGAAAAGCAAAGCGCGTTTTTGAGGGGCTGGAATGGTGGGACGGTGGCTTTGATTGATTCAGTAGATGCCGCGCAATGGCTAATAAGGTGCATGAGTGATAGTCCACCTGTATAGCCCGACTCAAGCCACGGCGGTCATGAAAGACCTGTGGCCAAAAGTAAAGGAATCTCTTGCGCTTGGAAAAAAGATGCGCTTGGAAATAAAAGAAAGTAGGCGCAGCACCGAGCAGAACGATATGTTTCACAGCATCATTGCCCAAATTGCTAAAAAAATGGGCGAGGCGGGTTCAAGCTGGACAGCCGATGATTGGAAGCGCCTGCTGATAGACCAATGGGCGCATGAAACTAATCGCAGGATTGGCAAGGTCGTGCCAAGTTTGGACGGTGACCGCGTAGTACAGCTTGGCCTACAGTCTCATAAATTCACGGTAGAGGACTCAAGCGAGTTCATAGAATTTTTAATTGCCTGGGCAACTAATAAGGGAATTGACGTATGAAATGCCCAATATGTGGGTCGTGGACTTTTGTAAAGCAAACGGTAATCAGAGAAGACAACTCAAGAAAGCGACGATATGAATGCGCCAATGAACACCGGTTTGGGACGGTCGAAACAATCGTATGTGCGAAGCAAAAGCCTGCTAAAAGCGGCGCGAAGCCTGCCGTGTCAGCATTGCGGAATTGACGACGGAACCGTAGTGGCCGCACACACAAATTGGGGCGGCGGCAAAGGGAGGGGGATAAAAGCCACCGACCTTTTAATCGCTAGCCTATGCTTTCGGTGTCACTACAACCTAGACCAGGGCGCGACCTTGTCCAAGAGTGAGCGGCAAGCTATGTGGCAAGCCGCCCACGAGAAGACTATTTCCGCATTGACGGAAGCGGGGCACTTGGCTGCGCTTCATGGGAGCGGTGCATAGGATGGGCGTGGGCCATGTCCGTGCGCTCATGGGCTTTGAGTTCTTTTTCCAATTCCATGACTTTGCGGCGTTCTGCTTTATACTCACGCTCAATCACATAGTTCGAGGGCGTAGAGTGTTTTGCTTTCTCGGCGGTGATTTTGAAGTTTG